AGAGCCGCAAATGGGGCTTGTGCAAATGCGGATATACCAAACATGGTCTACGGCTTGCGCCGCCTCCGCTTAGGTTGTTGCCAAGCGAATTAACGCCGCTGCGGTTGTGTTGGCGGGCATCGTCAATGTGAACGTACCGGCAGTGATTGTCTGAGAGCCAAATGTGTGGACACTGATTGCCTTGTTGCTCTGAGTAGAGTTGTACAACAACACAGCGTCAAACGCTGTAGTCAGTGTCACTGAGGTGTAGGTAATCGAGGCTGAAGGCGTAAAAAACGCCACACCCGCCGTTGCCGAAGTGTTGGTCGAAGTTGGAGCCGTAGCATTCGTTACCGTAACACCGCCAGCCGTATAACCCGTACCAGACACTTCACCCGTTGCCGTGTAAACAGTGGCGGAGGCATCCATCGTTGCTGATGCCAAGTACAGCGCTGCTTTGAGCGTATCTGTGGTGGGTGAGGTTAAGCTGGTGCGTGAGACAAGAGTTGCGGTACCGAGTTGATGCTCACCAAGCATAAGCTGGCTCATAAACGAAGTACACATTGATTGGGTGTTTGCCACGATAGTTCCTTAAAAAGATGCCACTGAGCTAGTGAGCGTTACGGTTTTTTTCAGGGTCACATGAGCAGAACGATGAACAAGCTCGCCTTCTAACCAGTACTCAACCCATGTCGTGAGTTCGTTGTCATTATCCACTGTGCCGTCCCGCTTTTCAAGCAGAGAGTCGTCCATGTCGCCTTTGGTTGTGGTTACAAGCATGTTGGTCCTTATGAGATTCGTACGATTGCGCTGGAAGCGTCGGCGGCGGGGAAGGTGATTAAAAACGTAGCATTAGCGGTAGTCTTATCTGCACCAAAGTCCAGCACGGCCACGGACTTATTGCCCTGCGTGCTGTTGTAAATTAGAGCGCCACGAGCCGTAATCGATGAACTGGCCCAAGACGTATTGGAGAAGCTGACAAACGCGGTGGGGATACTTGCGTCGTTGTTACCTGATGTGGGGCCGGTCGAGATTGCAAGCGTGTTACCGCCAGCCGTATAGCCCGTCCCAACCACTTCGTTGGTCGCTGTGTACGCAGTTGTAGCGGGACCGATATCCGACGCTGCGGTGTACAGAGCGATCTTAAAAGTGTTAGGCGTTGTTGGGCCAAAGTTGTGAACTGCCTGAAGCAGTTCCACCTTGAAGCTGGTAGTGGATGTCTGGGCTATGGTCATGTGACTGCTTGCCTATATTGACCACTACGGTAGGCGTCTTGACGCTCCATCCCGTCGCCGAGTCGTTTAGCCAGAGCCAGCGCTTCGTTGTACTTGGTGTTGTACAGCGTGATTAGGTCGGCCTCACCCTTCATGTACGTGTACGCCTCAACCAAGCTGCCGTAAAGAAGTACTGTATCGAAGTTGTCGCCCAGCCATGTCTGACCAGAAGCGGCGGTTGTGATCGACTCAGGGTAGTAGTAATAGTGCAATTCTACGTAGTACGCGGCATCCGGCGTTGGGCCAAGGATGAGTGATAGCTCGTTTGTAATTGCTGAACTGACAATTGTTGGCCCGAACAAAGCGTAGTATTTTGGCTCGCCCGTGGAATTTGGTGCTGGATACGCTTGACGAATAAAGTTTGCGTCCTTGTTGAGCAAGTACTCATACGTACCAGTGTCTAAATTTGCGCCAGTAACGCCCGTCACCAAGGCCAACGAGTACACCGCCAAGAAGTCGGTCGGCAAAGATATGTACTTGTTGTTTGCCGTTATCACCGAGAACTGATTCTTGCGGATCGACGGGAACTGCACCGAGTTGTAGATGCGCTGCTCCGCCTGCGTGATAAGCAAGTTGATCTGCGTCGTGCTGGACACGGTGGTGTTGTTCGCCAGATATGTCTCTGGGAACTGATTCTCCGTGTACGACTGGATAGCCGCTACAAGCTCGGTGTACGTCATGCTTTACGCCATTGGGCCACGAGCCATCAAGCCCTTGGTAGCTGCACCTGTGCCACGGATTTTGATGCCCGAAGTTTTGGTTGGCTGGTTACCGGCAGACTTGCTAATACCGCCAAGGCTCACGTTGTAGGTGTCCAACTTGCTGAGGTTTGGCATCTTGCCCGGGTTGGTTTCCGCAGTTACGGTTTTACCGGTCATGGTGTGTGGTTCAGCATAGACGCTGGCATCACCAACTTCTTTGCCGCCAATTTTTTTGCTGTATTTAGCCATCTTCAACTCCTTATGTGGTAACCGTAACTGTACCAATTTGCACACCCAAAGCCAAAAGATTTGGCGTCAGCGCATCATCAAAAAACCTAGAGCCACCCACCGGATACCAGCCCCACTGGATATTCCGGCTACCCTCCCCTTGGTACCCGTTCGCCAAAAGCCCTGAAGCCACATAGCTACGGTCTGGGCGCGGGTTACGCAAGGCTTGCGGATCATCAACAGGATACATACCTAACTGAAGCTGCGGTTGATCTGGGTCCCAACACTCAGGACATACAAGCAAATTGTACGTCTTAGTCTTGATAACTTCCTTCTTCAGCAGTTTTAACTTGAAGCGCTGCCCACAGCGGTCGCACTCGCTAATTGCGTTCTTACCACTGGCAAACCTGTTGCCCATATCAGTTTATAAACATCTGGCGCGGCACGAACCGTACAGACGCCTTTTCGCGGTCCTCATCCGAAGCTAGTTGCCAAGCCTCGTCGTATTGTTGTTTGAGCATAGGCAGGCGTTCAAACCCTGAAGGAATCTTGCCCGCTAGGTAATACGACAAGCCCGCTGCCATGCACGGCACAAACCGGAATGGGACGTCCATGATGTTGACACCGCCACCAGCATCCTGAGTGCGGCGCAAGCGCCAGTAGGCCAGCGTATAGGTCTGTGAGCCATCGGGTGTCGGCCAAACGGTAACGGCGGGCAACTGCTCCCAGTACACGGCTGCACTAGTGGTATGAGAGGCTGCGGTACTGTTATTTTGAGCGCGGAAACAGTTGTTTAGGGTATTCCCTGATATGTAGCTGTAATTGATGGTCTCGCTGTCAATTTTGATGAAGCCAGATGCAGGTAGGCCCACAGTAGAACTGAGGGTGATGGTTGTGGCCGTTGCTGTAATAGTGCCGTTTAGCGTCAAACTCGTAGCGGAGCTTTGTGCGTTGTACCGCTGAATCCAAATCTGAATGGGCCGCGCCTGCTGGATTTTGTTCGGGATCGTAGCGTATGTTGATACGCTGATCCGGGTGATCGTCAAGTCTGCCTGTGTAGACGCTACGTTACCGCCAGTGCGGATGACGTGCTCAAGCAGGTCAATGGTGTCAGATGGCAGGGCGTAGGTGTTCTGGCCCTGCACGAAGGTGATGGTGCCCGGCTCAATCGACCACATGTTGATGCCACGGTTGGCCCAATCAGCGAACATGATGTTCAGACTACGGCGAGCAGTCCGCAGGTCATAGCCGGTACGCATCTCGCTACCGGCGCGTTCAAACGCCTCCTCGACCAATTCAGTCAGGTCAAGGTTAAATGCGGAAGCGCCGGAGGTAGTTGCCATTATCTAAACCCTGCTGTTTTCTTTGCAATCGTTTTGGGTTGAGCTACGAATTGCTTCCCGGCGGCTTTTCCTGCTCGCTTGGCTTTGGTCGTTGCAGCGTACTCAGCAGGGCTGAGACTTTTGATAGCAGCGCTTGGAAGGTATCGCTCACCTGTTTCAGAAGATTTTTTACCACTTTTGGTTCTCCAGTCTTGTTTGCCCCAGTCTTTGAGGGATTTCTGCGGATTTTTAATCACGATACCCGCCGCCTGCTTTTTTGTAGCGTTGTGCCACCATCTGAGCTTTTCTGGCGCTCCATTGCCCTGCGCCTGTGCCCGCTGTGGCTTCTGCTTTCACGGCGTTAAAGATACGCTTGCGTAGTTCAGGCTTGGTGTAGTTACCCGCAGCGTTGACCGTGGACTTTGTTTCTCCACCCTCTTTGTACGAAGCCGTCTTAGCCGCGTTGGCAAAGTCACCCTTCTTGGGTGCACCAGCCGCGCCCGCGCTACGCATCTTCTCGCCAGAACCTGAAGCAATACGCTTTTTCTTGGCCGCAATATTGGCATACAAGCCGCCTCCTTTCATGCCCGGATTCCTTGGATTCTCTGGATTTTCTGGATTCTCTGGATTCTCTGGATTCCTTGGATTCTTTACATTTTTGGGGTTCATGGGATTAGCTTTCACTTCCCCGCCTTCAACCATCTTGACGGCTTTGGGCACTTTTTTTGGGTTTATGGCTCCCATGCCACGGCTTGCTAGCATGGTTACACCATCCGGCCTTTTGTGTGGCCCTTAGAAATGCAGCCATCAGCACGAGTGACACCGCCGGACTTGAAGCGTTTACCCATTTCGGTCCTAGTAGTCGGCGCTTTCTCCGCTGCCTTCTTGGCTTTTTCATCGGCCATCGTCTGCTTCATTGCATCCGTAGGTGGGGCATCAGTGCCGCCAGAACGAGCCTCTTCCCTAGCTTTTTTTGCCAGAGCTTCTGCGTCAATTGCTGCTTGCTTTGCATCAGACATGATTAGCACATCTTTCCGCGAGTTTTACCACGCTGGGCAATACCGTCAGCACGTTTAGAAGCCGAAGAGGTCACCCCACCTTTTTTCATTTGGGTTGGTGGGGTTGATGCACGGGCCAGCATAGCGGCTTGTTTCTTTTCTTCCCCAGCAATTCTTTCCGCTTCAGCTTCCGCTATGCGTTGTTTTTGGGCGTCGCGTGCAACTAAGCTCGGCAAAATCCCCATACCACCGCTAGAGGCAAGTTTGCCTAGCATACCCTTGCCAGTAAAAATACCCGCTATCGGGCTGATGTCACCTAAACTGAATGCCATATTGTTCTCCTTAACAGACCCGGCCTTTGGTCTTGCCGCGTTGGGCAATACCGTCGCCACGTTTAGAAGCCGAAGAGGTCATGCCGCCAGAAGCCATCTTCTTGACTGCACCACCTTTTTTACGCCCGATTCCCAACTCCTTATCGCTTTCTGGTCTTTCTTCCGCGCTAGACTCTCTCAAAGCTTTGTTGGAATAAAGAGCCTGTTTGGGGTCGTTGTTATAGGTAAATCTTGTATCCCGGAGTTTTACATCCGGTCTGCGCGGCTTGTATGAACTCATAAGCTCGTCCATGCTTTTAGGCGCTTTTACTGCCGGAGCACTTGGTGCTGCTACTGAAGTACTTGGCGCTTTTGCGGCAGGTGCTTTTACTACGCTAGCTACTTTAGCAGGAGTAGTTTTAGTCTCAAAACCCGGCTCCTTCTCAAACATAGCAGCATTACCACTAGTGTCTTCTTTTTTTGTTGCATAAGAAGGCATGACTTCCATACCGGTGTCGGTATTGCGGTCGTAGCTCTTGCTCTCGCTTTTACTTTCGCTTTTAACCGCGTCTTTGCCTTTGTCTTTGTCTTTATCTTTGTCCCTAGTAGCCATATAGGCAAGACCGGCCAATGCGGCCAAACCTGCTAAGCGTCCTGATTTTTTGCTTGCCATGATGACTCCTTAACAGGCTTTGCCGCCGTTTTTCATCTTAATCATTGTGCCCTTGGTCTTACCCTTGGACTCAATGCCACCGCCTTTGGCGTAGGACATGCCGCCG